ATTAATTGTTGAACTTCACTATTACTTAAAGCTGGATCCATATATTTAGAATTAGCTTTTACAATTTCATCTTCCCACGTATCAGGTTTAGATTGTTTATAATAAACTGCTACATTAAATAATGCATTGTTCCTTGAACCCTCCCCAAAACCAATTGAAGCTAATTTATTTAAACAAGGAGGGCCACCAGGAAATGCTTCTTCTATTTTTTTTTCTTCAGTTTTAATTTTTTCGACTTCTTCTTTTGTGCAACTGTAAACATCATAGAGCTGATAAAATTCCTCAAGTGTACAACTGGTGCCATTATCGTTGATAGCATAACGTAGTCCTTTCATTTTATTATGGTAGGGTAAATTTAAAAAGTTACCTGTATCCCCCCGTTCTACAAGTATCTCTGTTTGTTTAGGAAATATTTCAGACCCTTCATAACCAAGTATGATAGCCATTTGTTTTAATTTTGATTGCATCAATGATGCAGGAATGTTTTCTTTAGTAAATAAAAATACGTGAGCACCACCAGACTTACTACGGCAGACTATGAGGGGTAGTTTATAATTCCTAATAATTTTAACGAGGCTAGCGTGATCAAAGTTATATTCGTCAATATCAATGCACCCCCACCTACAATCATTATTTTCTGTAATAGGGATAATCCCAAGGGCTGCTCCTTCTCCTTTAAGATGATTGGTCCAAAGTTCGTCGGTGACGGCTTTACGAACAATAAAGGCTTTACCTTGTTGTTTACCATTCTCTCCTCTGTCACCGGGTTGGTATTGTCCATATGCTATTGTTAATCCGCTAAAAATTTGTTTGAATTTATCCATATATTACTTTCTGCCTTCTTTGTAAAGGGGATCTTGCGATCCCCTTCAAACTAAATTTAATACGGAGTATTATCTTTAGCTTTCTCTTCCACATCTGCTTTTGTTTGCACGTTTCCTTTTGAGACACTAGAATTAAAATCTTTAGCCGTTAGGTATAAAGTTTTATCTTTTTGTCCCATGATTCTGTCTTGTGTAACAGACCAACCGTACCACGAACCTTTGTCGTTCTTTTGTAGTACAGAGGATAGGTTATACACAACCCCATGCATCGGAGGAATAGCCATGCCACCTTTTCCATCAGGTATTTGTATGGTCTTCATCATAGAATTCCATTTTTTACTGACGTTTAACTGTGTTGATTTCATAGTAATCAACGCAGGTGTCATTGCACCTCCTTTTGTTTCAACCAAAACATAATAAGAAGCTGTTTCTTCTAAATAGTTACCATTTGGTAATCTAATTTTAGAACCATCTCTCTTACCTGTTTGGATTATCGGACTGTTCGGTAGGTGTACAGCCACAGGAGCACCAGGCCCATCACCTCTATCCGACCATTCTGGATAATCCTTCTTATAGTAACAAGGAATAACCTTGATACCTTTTTTACCATCGAAGCACTCGCTAGTAACAGTATTATAAATCATGCCTGGTTTAGCACTTTCTATATACTTCGCATCACCATCAGTTACCTGCGGTGATAGTTGTCCTAAGATTCTGACAAACGGTAACGCCATATCTTCTTGCGTCATGTTTTCAAAACCTTTTTGTAGGTCATCACCAAATAAGGCTACTGACCCTGTGTCTTTTTTCATTACTTCATTACTCATTACACATTCTCCATTAGTTATTTCCGGCTTATTTTAGTTTTATCTTTAATCCAAAGACTAAAGCTATCAGAAGGCATGTCCAAACCGGATTGGACACGCTCCTGATATAGAGCTGTCAACGTATTCCAAGCCACATCAGATTTCTGTTGTGGATTAAAACCATGATCAGCTGCAAGGTTAAGCATTTGCTCAGCCTTGTCATCTTCTCCTTTACCAAAAGATACAATAACATTGTTTTTAATAATGTCACCTAACCCTTGGTCACGAAGCCATTGTAAACAACTTTCCCTTCTTGCCTCATCTTTAGGAATAGTTGCTCTAAATTCTTTTTTAACAGAAACTTTAGAGCCATCAGATAATTTTAATTCTGATAAACCTTGTTCTGCTAACAGTTCTGGAATTACTCTAGAACCTATATCATCAGCTTCTGCTTTTTTAGCTTTTAACTGTTCTTCTAGTGCAGCAATCTCATCTTCTTTTGCTTTAAGCTTGACACATTCTGCAGCTATTGTCGTTATTTCTACATTATCTAAAAGATCTTTAGAATCATTTAGCATCATGTCTTTTATATCAACACCAGGACTTGTAGTAACTGTTTTAACTACATTTGGTGATATTGTGTATGTTTTTTTTTCACTCATCTTTCTTCCTTCTAGTTATAAAAGTCTAATTCTAATGGGTAGTATCTATACTCTCTTCTATCCCATTTTAAAACATTAAACTTTCCGTTGGTTACATCACTTATAGCAATATTGCAAATCCCAATTATAATAGGATCCCCTATTGCTAATAAATAATCTTGTGGTCTAAAATCTTGTAAATTTTTTTTCATCTTTCTTATAAAAGGTTGTGTAGAATAAATTGCTTGTGACTCTGGTCCTGTATTTGGTAAACAAATAACAAGATAACCAAAATCAGATGCACTTAATATATTTATATTTGCTGGTGGTTGTTGTGCAACATAGACAAATTTTTCTTCGGGATTATTTTTATAAAATTCTAAAAATTCTCGCAAAGAATTAGGTTTATATAATTCAAATATTTTATTTTTCATTCTTAATTCTTTTTTCTTGACATATCTTGTATAGGAATTTATATCCTTGTCAACATAGAAAGAAGAAAAAAATGATAAATTATAAATTTAAAACTAAACCTTATGCACATCAATTGACTGCATTAGAAAAGTCGTGGGACAAATCAGAATATGGCTATTTTATGGAGATGGGTACAGGCAAATCAAAAGTACTTGTTGATAATATGGCTATGCTCTATGATAAAGGTAAAATAAATGGGGCGCTTATTGTAGCACCAAAAGGTGTTTATAACAATTGGTTTACTCAAGAAATACCAATACATTTATCTAGTCACATACAACCTACAATGGTACTATGGACTGCTTCAACATCGAAGACAAAGGATAAAGAGTATCAATCATTATTCGAAACAGGACATGACCTTCACATCCTTATTATGAATGTTGAGGCTTTAAGTACTAAAAAAGGTTTAGACTTTGCTGCTAAATTTTTAAGATCACATACTACTATGCTAGCAGTTGATGAGTCTACGACTATAAAGAACCCTACTGCAAAACGTACTAAATCAATTTTGCAATTAGGTAAACAGGCTGAGTACAGAAGAATACTTACAGGTTCTCCTGTAACAAAAAGTCCTTTAGATCTATATACTCAATGTAATTTCCTAAATGAATTCTTACTAGGATTTGATTCGTTCTATGCTTTTAGAAATAGATATGCTCATATGATTGAAAGAAATTTTGGAGGTCGTAGAGTACAATTAGTAGGTAGTTATAAAAGACTTGATGAATTAGCTGATAATATTAAAGCCTTTTCTTACAGAGTTTTAAAAGAAGACTGTCTAGATTTACCAGATAAAATATATACAAAAAGAGAAATAGAACTTACTGAAGAACAAAGCAAAGCTTATGCAACTATGAAATCCGCGGCCCTCGCTCTACTAAAAGGTAAGATGGCTACAGCTCCTCACGTTCTGACACAAATGATGCGACTACATCAAATCACTTGTGGTCATTTAAAGAATGATGATGGCACTATAACTAAAATTAAAAATAACCGAATGAAAGAGTTATTAAGTTTGCTTGAAGAAGTAGAAGGTAAAGTCATTATTTGGGCTAATTATATTTATGATATTGAAAATATAGTAAAAAATATTAGCGAAGAATATGGAGAAGACTCTATTGTGCAATACTATGGAGCCATAAGTTCTCAAGATAGAGCAGATGCTATTAAAAAATTTCAAGATCCTAATTCTAATGCTAGGTTTTTTGTGGGTAATCCACAGACAGCTGGATATGGTATAACTCTAACGGCTGCTAATAATGTAATTTATTATTCTAATGGGTATGACTTAGAAAAAAGATTACAATCAGAAGATAGAGCACATAGAATAGGTCAGAAAAAATCAGTAACATATATTGATCTTATAGCACCAAAAACTGTAGATGAAAAGATAGTAAAAGCCTTAAGATCTAAAATGGATATTGCTAATACTATTATGGATGAGGATTGGAAACAATGGATTTAATAATTTTAAATGATGGCTTGTATCAATTGATACCAGTTACAAAACAAATTATGGAAGGTATAGTTATAACTGCAGAAGTAGATTGTTTTGCTTTGTGTGATATTTTAAGAATTAAATTATCTGGTTATGTAGATACTTTAAACTTACATATAATGAATGATGGTAGTGGTAGCTTTATTGGTTGTATGTGTAGATAGGATTTTCTAAGACAAAAGTATTTTTGCCGAAAATTACAAATCCACTAACCCCGTTTCTCGATTCAAAAATTTGTATTCTATTTTTGTAGTACCAAAATCTTTTTTGATTTTGTTACAGATTTTCTCTACATCAAACTCACCACAACTATAAACATCAAACTGCATTAACGCAGGATTAGGTTCATCCCAAATATGCATAGTAATGTGAGAAGTTTCTATAATTGCAACACCTGTGATACCTCTGTTGCCTGGCATTCTGCAATACTTAACATATGGACCCATAAATATTTTCATATCTATAGAATCAACA